TCAATCTTTTTTATACTTGTTTGGAGTGAATTTTTGTTTTGCTAATTGTTTTGCCATGCGCATAGAGTTTTCTAGAGAAATGCGAATCATTTCTTTTGTATGTTCGTCTATTGGTTCTCCATCAAACATTAAAGCATCTTCGCTATTTTCTAAGTCTTTTAAAGTCTTTTCTAAGTCACGAGCGATATCACGAGTATCTTTTTTGTTTAAATCAGGAAGTGTATTAGACACTCTTGATTCATCTTCTCTTCCTAATAGATAATCTGTTGTTACTCCTAAAACATTCGCTAAATCTTTTAGCATTTCGTTTGAGGGAGTGCTATGACCATTCTCATAGTTACTAATGGTGCCTTTAGTGGTATTTACTTTATCGGCTAATCCTTGCTGAGTGAGCTTACGCGTTTTACGCATCTCTTTTAATCTTTGTCTCAACATTTTTAGCACCTCCCGTTAATAAAAAGTACAAAGATATTGTACCTTATAAAGATGGATTGTAAAACTTTGTACAAGATAATTGTACAAATGTATTGACGTACAAGAATCTTATACCTATAATAAAAGTACAAAATACTTATACAAGGAGCGAGACAGTGAACAAAAATATCAAATTAATTAGAGCTAGAAAAAAAAGTAAGTTAACGCAACAAGATCTTGCAAAAAAAATGCAAGTTACAAAATCTACAATAAGTAATTGGGAAAATGGTTATAGTAATCCAAATCTTGAAAAGGCTATTAGATTAGCCACTATTCTTGGTAGTGATGTAAAGGATTTAATTTGATGTACAAGAGTACAAGAATCTTATACTTAATAGATGGAAAGCAGGTGAGAAAATGCCATCAACTAACATGGCAGTACCAACAGAACCGTCGCATAAACATATAAAAAGCACTTCAAGAGGTGACACCATGAGCCAACAAGAAGAATATGCGGCGACTTATGAATTTGGAAAAACGAAAGTCCATGTTGTGGCTCCTGAGCCAAAATCACAAAAGGATATTGATAAAATCCGTCAAGCATATTACAAGGCTGGTTGGGCCATCATCAAAGAAATACAAGTAAAAGAAAATGTTGAGGAATAGTTCCTCTCTTTTTATACGAAAAGTAGACAAGTTACATATGTACTAAGTTCATTGTAACCATTTGAAAACTAAATATGGAGGCGAACAGATATGGGAACAAGCATATACTGCAATTCAGCAATAGGGGAATTATTACAGAATGCTAGAGAATGTTGTGATAATGTTCAGCTGAAAACGAAGAAAGGGTTATCTAAGTACCTGGGTATTACACATGAAAGGTTAACCCGTATTGAATCTGGACTTTCTAAACCAGAATTTGAACTTGCGATGGATTGGTGCCATGCAACAGGAGCAAAGTTGAATCAACAAGCAATTAAACATATTTATGGTGTTGGGTTGCCACCTACAGATCCACGCTTAACTCAAGATGTAAATCTACAATTGATGAACTATATTAAGCAAGCTGAAGAAGGAATTGCGGCAGCTAAAGAAATCATGAATCTACAAGTTACAACAAGGTCATGGAAGCATGATGAGAAGAAGAAACATGAGTACGCAGTTCATGCAAAAGAAATATTCGATACAATCCAAGCTACTCAATGTGTAGTTCAAGCTCTTGAACAAGTTCATTTTGGCATTATGGAACAAATACAAAGAAGTTGGTTGCAAAAGGCTATGGCAGAAAACGTTATTATTCAATCGGTGGATAGCTTAATGAATTTAACAAAGGTGCTGTAAAGGGGGAAGGAAAATGACAGTAGATTATAAGAAACCTAGTTTAAGAGAATATAAGGAATTAATTCGCTATGATGCAAAACTAACTGGTGAAATTAAAATAGCACAATTACTCAATGAGGATTCAAAAACAGTTGAGTTAAAGCAAGAGAAGAAATTGTTGGGGATTCGAATCAAAATTATTGAAGCATCATTTATTTTGAAACATAAATGGGCAAAAGAAAAAGCTACCGCCTAGACAACAGTAGCTCTGAAAAATATCGTAAAGCAATTATAACATTATATAAATCATTTGGACAAGCCACTGTGCTTGTCGTTATGACCAGAAAGGGATTGTTCCTCCCATACCTCTACAATGTTCCTTTCTGGTTGTAACGATGTGTACAGCATCCATAAAAGAAGAAATGAGGTGTAGATGATGGAAACGAAAAAGAAGGCTCCTGAAATAGATTGTCAGGATAGGAGAAATGAATTAATAAACAATTTATTTATACAAGGGAGAATATCTTTAAAAGAATCTAGAACGTTAATAGGGCTAGAGCCAATTGAAGACCCTAGCCATGAGAGGTTATTTAAAAAGTTGAATGTAATATCCAACTAGTTGTCCAGGTTCTTTCAAACGCGATAATGGTTCAACTTCCATGCCTAGAGATTTGCAAGCAACTGGTATTAATTTAAGAAACTCTTCTTCCGAAATCTCGTATTCAAAGATAGTCAGTAGACAGTGGCGAAGTTCCATAGAAGTTATTTTATTAAAACTGCCGCCTAAGAAAAGCATACTGTACTTTTGCATTGTTGATTTTAAATCTGATTCAGAATCGATTGCTAAAGAAGATTCCCTTAACTCTTTAAGAACGTCAATAATTTTTTCTAACTTATCCATTTTATCACCTTCCTTTCAAGGAAGATTATACCAAAATAATAGGTTTTTAGATATTTTTATTAACTAGACAAGCACTGTGCTTGTCGTTATGACCAGAAAGGGATTGTTCCTCCCTTACCCCTACAAAACTCCTTTCTGGTTGTAACGATGCGTACAGCATTAATTTAATTAGAAAGGAGATGTAATTCATGAACGATAAAAACAATTGTCTTCATGATCTAGTTCTTCCTGGAGATTTTTCATTTGCGAGTAAACTTCGTAACTGTATGAGTGAATGTATTTATAACATGTTTAATGCAGAGTCAACCGAAGAATCAAATCACTGGGAAGAAGAGCTGGAGCGATGTATAAGGGAATTTAAAATGCTTCGTGATACGAAAGAGGAACATGAGGCATCGATGAGTTATCGTGTAGTGATTAAAGATTTAAGAGCAAGAGGAGTTAACGCTTCGTTAGTAACACGTAGAAAATAAAAAGATCTATCACTTGGCAGAGTGATAGACAAACGGTCTTGCAAAAGATCTTAGGATTAATTATATCAAATTAGCATTCGTATAACAACGGAGTGTGCTACATACTTTTAGACAAATCGTTACATAGAGTGTTGCTGAACCCTAAAGTGTTTCAACAAGCAACATCAGAGCAACACCTAATTTGCTTAGTAAAACAATATCTCAAAATAGGATATAAGAATTATCGCTTATTACGTGTAGAGGACGGATTCGCGATATGTAAACGGGAGGATGAATAATATGGCAGTTTATAGACCAGTACACGTTTCATTTTGGCAGGATTCATTTGTTTTAGATCTTACACCGGAGGAGAAGTATTTCTACTTATATTTGATGACAAACAGTAAGACGTCTCAATCAGGAATCTATGAGCTTCCACTTCGTATCATTGAAACTGATACAGGATATAACCGTGAAACTGTTATGAAGCTATTAGAACGTTTTGCTGAGTATGGAAAAATTAATTACAACCAAAAAACAAAAGAGTTGTTCTTAATCAACTGGTTGAAATTCAATCCAATTAAAAATGTAAACATTGAAAAGTGTGTTTTAAAAGAGATTCAATCTGTGAAGGACCAGGATTTTTTAGTTGATTTCTATGAAACTTGCTTGCAATTAGAAAAAGAGCAAGATTTTAAAATTCCTCGTATTAAGGAGTATTTATCAGTCCGTTTGGAGGGGCTTATAAGGGGCTTCCAAGACCCTAGCAAGGAAGAAGAAAAAGAAGAAGAAAAAGAACAACAACAACAAGAAGAACGCGCAGGCGCGGAAGAAGTTGTTGAGGTTAATCCAATTTCTTTTTACGAGCAAAACTTCGGATTCATTACACCTTTTATCGCAGATGGTATTTATGCTTGGATAGATGATTTAAATGCAGAGCTAGTTATTAAGGCTATGGAGATTGCTTTAGAGAAGAATACGAGAAACATGTCTTACGTAAATACGATTTTAAGAGATTGGCATCTTAAAGGCTTTAAAACAGTAACTGATGTTGAGGCAGCTGATAAAGCATTTCGTGCTCAGCGATTAACAAAATCTCAGCAACAGACACAAGCACCTTATCAACAAAAGGGCTTATCGGAAACTACTAAAAACGTAATACAACAGCAACAAGCATGGGAGCGGAACATTCCAACAGAAGAAGAACTTGCAGTACTTAACCAACGGAATGCGTGGTTGGCCCAATGAGTAACGATATGATTCGTAACGTAGAAGCTGAACAAAGTGTTTTAGGTAGCATTATCCAAGAAGGCGATTTAATTAAAGATTGTCAGCTAAAGGTAAAACAGTTCTCTTCACCAACGCATCAAGTGATTTTCAAGGCGATGAGAGAATTAGAGGATGCTGAGGTTCCGATAGATCTTGTTGCTCTCATTGGAAAATTTGATGAAAGTTTTATGCATCAAATTGGCGGAATCGAATTCTTTGTAAACTTAACAGAAGTTGTTACGACTACTAAAAATTTCTTGTATCACGAAGGCTTAGTTATCGAAGCATGGAAAATGAGACATGCTCAAGAGGTTGCTGGTAACTTATATAACCGCCTTCAGCAAGATAGGGATATGAGTGCTATTAGTACATCAATTGATGAATTAAGCGCCATTGAAGAAACGGGTTACTCAGATGAATTTAACTTGAAAGATACGCTTGTTGATTTGTACAAGAACATGCAAATTGATGTAGGAGATTTAACCGGTATACCAACTGGTTATGACGACTTGAACAGAATGACAGCAGGGTTACAAGAAGGGGATTTAATCATTGTCGGTGCCCGTCCTTCAATGGGGAAAACAGCATTTGTATTAAACGTTGCTTTTCATGCAGCAAGTGCTCATACAGCAACAGGAATCTTCTCGCTCGAGATGGGGGAGGAGCAGTTACTTAAACGTATGATTTCAAGTACCGGAAATATAGATGCTACGAAATTAAAGAATCCTAAGAAGCTATGTAACTTAAAGGATTGGGAAAAGATTAGTCAAGCAATGGGATTAATTAATGATTTGCCATTAGAAATTTACGATAAAGCAAATGTAACGATACAAGAGATTTATGCAAAGGCTAGGAAATTAAAGCGTAAGTACCCTGATAAAAAAGTTTTAATCGCAATTGATTATTTACAGCTTATTGTAGGGGATCCGAAGCATAGAGGGAACCGCATGCAAGAAATAGGTGAGATTAGTCGTAAGTTAAAACTGATGGCAAGAGAATTAAATGTATGTGTAGTTGCATTATCACAGTTAAGTCGTGCTGTAGAAAGTAGGCAAGATAAGAGGCCGTTACTATCAGATTTACGTGAGAATGGTCAAATTGAGCAGGATGCGGATTTAATCGCATTCTTATACCGTGAAGATTACTATGACCGCGAGACGGAAAATAAAAACATAACGGAAATTATTTTAGCGAAACAGAGGAACGGTCCAGTTGGTGTTGTTGAACTAGCATTTATTAAAGAATTTAGTAAGTTTGTAAATTTAGAGAGAAAGTTCAACCATCAACAGGAGGCTTAATCATGTTGTTACGTCAGGAAGTAGAACGTAGAAAACTAATAATCATTCGTAAATTATTGGGATTAGGATTAACTGAAATTAACGGAAAAACATTAGATCAACTAACGTTAACGCAGCTTGAAGGAATTTTAATTGCAAGCTTGCAGGTATTGGAGGGGAAAAACAATGCCAAAGCAATTAACAATTTTTGACGTGGAGCCAGTTTTATCATTTGATCCTAAGAAAGCTCATATTCACCGTTTGAATTCAAAATTAAGGTATACAGATGTGGTTGTGCAAATACCACGCCAAGCTAAAGCAATTGATGAATTAAAACTGACAACAGCGCCTGATGAGCGGTATGAGTTGTTTGAAGATTACGTAATAGGGATTTGGCGTTACAAACGAGCGGAGGATAAGCAATTTGTATGGGAAGAAGCAGAAGAAATGTGTAAGCGAGCACGGGATGAGAAAAAGCCGATTTCAATTCGGCTCCATCTATCACTGGAACAATCATTTGTTCCGGAAAATGTTGTGCAGTATTTATAGACAAATAAAAAAAGCTGAGATCACTCTCAACTTACTCCGACAAAGTAATTATAACACATTTGGGAGTGGTTTCGGTGCCGATTATCAAAGAAAATATTGTAGGAATGAAGGCTGAAATTTCTTTAGTGGAAAATATGATTTATGTTGTGAAGGATGGACAGATTCATTCAATTGAACCGCCGTCAACTGGTCATGGTGAACAGTCGTTTGTATATAAAGATGGAAAAGTAACTCGTATGGATGAGCGGAAAACGCAATTAATTTAATGGAAAATGATAGATAATAGAATGGATGTATTAGACGAAAAATATTCTTTATACAAATCCTAGAATTTAAAGGTTGGGAAGTTAATTAAATTCATGGCTGATGGTGAATATGAAATTGAAACTATTGATAGTAAGGTAGTCAAATGGTGGAATATAGAGTTAAGTAAGGTATGGAGTAAATATATGAAGAATAAAAGAGAAACCGTACTGTTTGAGTAAAAGAACAGTACGGTTTTTCATTTATGGGGTAATAAAAACTGTATTCGAAGGGATATTTTTATTAGTTTAATTTTTAGGGATGATTTATTCTATAGCATTTACACCACTAAAGCAGGTTACAATATTTTGCTTGTTAAAGAGGCTGTTATTTCGAATTTGAAGTGTTGAATTGCTTTCTATTCTTCCTGAATCATGTCCAAATAGAATCGTAGCGATTACGCTAATTGTTGTACCATCAATCACAGATACAGTAGCATTATTAGTATTTGTTATATAAATATAGTTGACGGCTGTTAATTACAGTACTCCGGTAGGACCAGTTGCACCAGTAGGACCCGTATCGCCAGTAGGACCAGTAGGACCCGTATCGCCAGTAGGACCAGTAGGACCCGTATCGCCAGTAGGACCCGTAGGACCTGTATCGCCAGTAGGACCCGTAGGACCTGTATCGCCAGTAGGACCAGTAGGACCCGTAGGACCTGTATCGCCAGTAGGACCAGTTGCACCAGTAGGACCAGTTGCACCAGTAGGACCCGTATCGCCAGTAGGACCCGTAGGACCTGTATCGCCAGTAGGACCAGTTGCACCAGTAAGACCAGTTGCGCCAGTAGGACCAGTTGCACCAGTAAGACCAGTTGCACCAGTAAGACCAGTTACGCCAGTAGGACCCGTAGGACCTGTATCGCCAGTAGGACCAGTTGCACCAGTAGGACCAGTTGCACCAGTAGGACCAGTTGCACCAGTAGGACCAGTTGCACCAGTAGGACCCGTATCGCCAGTAGGACCCGTAGGACCTGTATCGCCAGTAGGACCAGTTGCGCCAGTAGGACCAGTTGCACCAGTAAGACCAGTTGCGCCAGTAGGACCAGTTGCACCAGTAAGACCAGTTGCGCCAGTAGGACCAGTTGCGCCAGTAGGACCAGTTGCGCCAGTAGGACCAGTTGCACCAGTAAGACCAGTTGCACCAGTAAGACCAGTTGCGCCAGTAGGACCAGTTGCGCCAAATTGCTCCGATGCTAGCAATGATATATCATCTACTACTACATCGGGACTTCCAATCTGCCCTAACTTAAAAATAGATACAAGGGCTTTGGTAGCTGTAGCTGGTGCTACAGAAGTAGTTTGATACACATTCAACCAGGTATTTTGACTGTTATCTGGAAGACGATTTGACGGAATTATAACAGATAGACCATACCCTAAAAAATTTGCTGCAATAACTGCCCCTGCATAATAAGCAATTGTAATCGAGATAGTAGGGCTTGCAGCTGCTCCAACTTTAGAAAGAGAAGCGAATAGTTCAAAACTTTGATTCGAGGGAACAGGTACCTCTTGAACAATAACGGCATTCCCTATTCCGCCCAAAAGATTTGCACTGAAAAGGCCAGAATGGCTATGTGTACCATCAATTAAAGCATTCACTGTTAAAAATGGTACGAGTGTTCCATTTTCAAATCCACCATTAATAATGAGATTAGTAATCAAAAAATCACCTCTCTTCTTTACATAGATTAGTAAAAATCCCTTTTTGTACATGAAGCTAGATAAGACATCCCTAGAAAAGTTAAACTATTATATATGTATGAAAATAATAGAATCCATGATTAGACTTTTATAATCTTTAAATAAAATAATTCAAAAGATGTATGGGATTATATTCTGGAAAAATGTGGGAACTAGGGTGGTTTGAACAAAATTTTTATTGTATTAAAGAAAAAACATGCACAAAAATTGCGCATGTATAATAAAAAGCTATGTCTTGTCTATGTAAATATATGCTTGATTTATATGAACCGTGAGTATGTTTGAGGAAAATGGTTATTTATTAACAAATATAAAGAGCGCTTTTTAAGGCGCTCCATGACCAAAACTAAAATTGAAAAAGAATACCACATGATATTTTATGTATGTTTTTAATAAATGTGCAGTTTAAAAAAACCTTTCTTTTGCACAACAAAGCAGCTAGTTAATAAAACTAACCGCTTGTTATACAAAAGAAACGCCGCGCTTACAGAAATAGTTTGTAACTTTAAGTTACAAAAATAGTATGAACAGGGTTAAAAATGTTATTCAGAAATGAAAGAAAATAAAATAAAAAAGAGCACCATGCATAAGTGCTTTTTAAGATAGGAGGTAACACTTTGAGCTGGATGTTTAGGTTAAAAATATATGATGTAGAAAAGGAATAAGACCTAATATTTATTTTCAACTCAATAAAAAAGAGCAGCTAGCAAAAGCTAACTGCTCATATAAGGAAATCGGAGAAAGATAACCATGTGTCTACAGTATTGACGGAATATTGGTTTTTATTCGTGAAGAACTACGATTAACTTAATGCATAGCCCACAATCAAAGTTAGTGTTAAAAACACTGATAATAACAGTGTTAGTAGAACTGTTACTATGCTTCTAAGCTTCTAAGCATTGATATCCAATTATCTACTTTAGAGAATCCTTTAATACCAGCAAAAAAAGTTCCTATTGAAAAAATGAGTACGAAAAATAAAGGGTGAAAATAAACGGCGTTTATAAAAGATGCATTTATTTCAGGTGTACATACTTCAAGATATAAAAGAAAAAAAGCAATGCAAACGAATGAAAAAATAAAGGACCATAGATTTATATTATGTTTCATAGGTTGCTCCTTTGTTATCGGAATATTTCTATTAAATTTTAATGGAAAATATAAGAAAAAGATAGTGTTTATAAATTAGAGTGAAATTTTTAACAAAATAATCCTTTTCTAATAAAAGGTTACTAAAATATGAGAAAATGATATAATAATCCAAATTACACATTTAGTCCTACTGGAAGAACCAGCGGACATCGAACTATAAGAGCATTATTGATATTGCTCTGTAGTTTGGTGTCCGCTTTTTTGTTTTTATTAACAAAATATATAAGGGGTGTTTTTATATATGACGCAATTAACTTTCTTACCTAAAATTGATCGCAAAGCAACGCAGGTTCGTGTAGAAGAGATTCTTGAAAACGTTCGTATCTATAGACAATTTGGGATGATTAGACATGAGATGAAGGTTACAGCATCTAGCGAGGTAAGATATCACGGTCCGACAAATATAGTAGGGAAGCCAGCTGAAGATATCGCTTTAGCCAATGTTGCTATGAGTGAAAGAGAAGTGAAACTACAACGTTTGTCTTTTCAAATTGATAAGGCGTTAAGTCGTTTTAGTAAAAACCAAAGGGATATTATTGTAAAACGATATTTAGAAGATGAAGAGGTCTATGATTACATGGTTTATAACGAAATTGGTATGAGTGAGCGTACGTATAGAAGAAATAAATCTAATGCTTTTTATAAACTAGCTTTTGCACTTAGATTAGAAGTATATGAGGCAGAAGAAACTGGAGGCAATGAATAATGAATTTTGTTCAACCAATACGTGATCCAGAGCAAATACAGCAGTTAAAAGAGTATTTTAAGGAAAAGAGCTTACGTAATTACATTCTCTTCATTATGGGTATTAATACAGGCCTCAGAATTTCAGATATTTTGAAATTGAAAGTAGGGGATGTTAAAAGCAGTCATATATCTATGCGGGAAAAGAAAACAGGGAAACAGAAACGAATCCAAATTACTGCAGCACTGAAAAGAGAGCTTAAATGGTTTATTATAGAAAGAGAAGACAATGAGTATTTATTGCAAAGCAGACAAGGTAAGAATCGTCCAATTGGTCGTAGCATGGCATATAAGATATTAAGCGGAGCAGCGGCAGAGTTCGGGTTAGATGAAATAGGTACACATACGTTAAGAAAAACATACGGGTATCACATGTACATGCAAACGAAAAACATAGCATTACTCATGGAGATATTCAATCACTCGTCAGAGAAGGTCACGTTACGTTATATAGGTGTAAATCAAGATGCAATGGATAAAGCAATGACTAGGTTTAAAATCTAATCCTTGCTTATTTCTTTTTAAATCTATGGGTATCGCAGCACTTTGGAAAAAAACAAGCTAAGAGTATGCAAGATTTTATACAGTTCCAGTAACAAACAAGAACCCTAAAACCACGCTAGGATAGGGAAGTATAAAAAAATGCATAAATCCATAGAACAAAAAAGAAGGTTCCTTGGTGAGCGTACGGTTTCCCCTTTTCATTGCAACCGATAATGAGACGTTATGTTAACCAAGCATGAATACCATATACAGTTTAAAAACAGAAAAAGACTACCTTTTCCCAGTTAAAAGAAGTAGTCTTTTTCTATTACGTAATTGGGTTTCATGAATGACGTCTTATCGCATCTTGGATAGTTTGCTCAAAGGATATTTCCCACGATTATGGAAAATATCCCTTGTTTGTTAAGGTTATTGTTGGCTAGATTGTTGGTTCTTTTTAGCTTCTGCTTGAGCGTTTTGTTTTTTTACTGCTTGTACATCTGTTTCACTAGCAAATTCCGTTCCAAATTTGTTAGATGCAGATGCAGCATTTGTTCCTATAGAAGTTTTGTTTGGTTGTTTGTTATTATTCATTACAATCACCTCCATAAAAATTAATGTTCCCAATAGGATCGTAATTATCCAAAAAAGCTTTTAACAAAAATAGATGCACAATCAAAAGTCCACCAACAAATAAGATTGGAAATCCTACGACTATATAATCCGTTTTTTGGTATTTTTAATGTAATTGCAAGATAACTAAAAAAAGCCCATAATGCTAAAACTATGATTTCTAACATCTTCTTTTTTATTAAAAGTTAAGCACCCCAAATTCCCTTGAAAAAGTTGTATGCGGAATATTGTAACAAAATAAAAAAAGACCCTACAAGAGGGTCTTTCATCAGCTAATATTAAGCTTTTTGAACATTAGTAGCTTGTAGGCCACGTTGTCCTTTTTCTACTTCAAACGTTACACTTTGTCCTTCGTCTAAAGATTTGAAACCGTCGATTTGGATAGCTGAGAAATGTACGAATACGTCTTCTCCACCTTCACGCTCGATGAATCCAAAACCTTTTTCTGCATTAAACCATTTTACTTTACCTTGTTCCATAATTGTTGCCTCCTAGTGTGGATACCCACACATATGTTACTACCCTTGCTCAAATACCTTAGACGAAAAACAAAATTTATTCTTAATCTCAAGCCAAACAAAAATAGGTCTTTCTTAAATTAACACACTTTCTAAAAAATAGCAAATTTCAAAAATAAGTCCTTATGGTAATTAGCTACTAATAGTTGTTGTTGGAGAAAAAGTCACTATGATAGTCATCACAGCAAGAAATCGCCAAAGGATCTCAACAATATCATTGGTTTGATTTTTTTCAGACATTCCACAACTGATAAAATTAGCTATTTTCGAGTTAAATTTTACTTCTGGTAACGATAATTATATAAATAAGCTGTCCACATGGACAGCTTATTTTATTTTTTCACATAGAGTAGGTTATTTTGCAAAATGTTGGTGGTATCACTATACAGTTACTCATAATATTCGTACTGTGTAACTCAAAAGAGAAAGTTAAATGAAATCAATGATACCAAAGGATTCAACGAAGGGATCAGTTACACACAATATAAGATATGGGTAATTGGGGGTTACAAAAATATGAAAATATTGTTAATATAGAAATACGTATATAAGTTAATTGTAGTATTTGAATATCATATGAACTAAATAAATGATTACATAAAGAGTAAAATCTAATATAAGGAATATAAGGTGTAGGATGTGAAGGGGAAATGAATACAATACAAAATCTTGCGATGATAAAAGATTTAGTAAGTCTACCTAAAGATTTGTTGAAAGAAATATGTACAGATTCTAATTTACCTACTGAAGGAACTATAAAAGATTTAGCAGGTAGAATTTGGGGGATGGTAAGAGAAAGTAGGGAGTTACAGAACACGTCTTTAGAAAGTGTAAAAGATAAGATTGTAGCGGGGAAAAGTTCAGTAACATGGTATAGTACAACTAATGAAAATTTAATTGGTTCAAAAGAATTAATAATTAGAAATAATTCACGTTTTAATCCTTTTGAACAAGTTGTAATCCCACCTCAGGATGCTATAACATCTACTCCTGTTTTAATTGGTGCGGCTGATGGAGAAAATGATCACGAGTATTACCTACGATTTATTTATAAATATGGGGTGGGGTTTGATTATTATAGGGATATGGCAACTTATCCGAAGACAAGAGCATGTACGGCATATATTAATGAAGAAAGAGGAATTGTAGAGGTTAGGGCCGATCCAAGGATGGCAACTGAGATTGCTAAAACAATTTTTACTTTAATTAATCAGAGAACATTTATGGAACCGGTTAAAGTAATGGCTCCTTTTGGTGATAATGTAGAGGCGTTCGCTGATGAATTAGAAGGGGAAGTCATCGATACTAATTCTAAGCCTGAATATCTTCTTGAAGGTTTTAGCCATGAGCAAGCAGAAGCCACTGTAGATATCTTAGGGGCATTAGATAATTTCTTTGCAACAGATGATATTGAGGTTTTACAAGAAAATCTTGTAAGAGCACAAGAGGTTTTTGGTGAAAATTTACTGGAAACTCCTTTTACAGCTATTATTTTGGCAGGTTTGCAGAAAGTTTCAATGGGATCAGATAAAGAATTAAGAGGACAACCTTTATATGATTTCTTACGTCCATATTTACAACACCAAAGCGGATTTATAAGGTTTAAGTGTCCGGATAATGGTATAATGCAGTCCTATACTATACGTGTAGGATTAAGAGTAAATAGCATATTTTTTGTCTCGTCTGCAACTGAAGGTGTAATAAATTACATTCGGGAGAGAATAGTATATAATAATGATTAAAAGCTTAGAGGAGGTTCTGCTATGGCCAGTGTATGGGATGTAGATAGTTGGGTTGATAGAAAAGTGAATTCTTTTATTAAATCATTTTATCCAACAGTCGTTGCAAGGGAGTTGGAACTTCCTTTAAGCGATGTATTTGAAAGGTTATTACACCTTGTAAAAGGTGGGAAATTAAATATAAAATGGGAAGTTAGATGTCCAGATTGTAGTTATACTATAATGACTTTAGATGAATTTCCTATGAGTATTCCTTCAACAGTATTTTGCACACGTTGCCAAGACGATATAGATTTATTGGCAGAGCAAATATTCCCTATTTTTGAATTTAATCCAGATTACAGACAGTACATTAGAAACTCAGCTGAGATGAAAAAAAAAAAGGGCGTTCGCCCTAGCAAAATGAATAAAAATATTATAGAACCTGCATCTGTAATTGATTCTGGATTATATAATGAGGGAAGTTTGGCATTAATTAAGGAATTAAGTCCTGGGTGGAGCAAGTTTTTAGAGGGGAATCAAGGGATAATAAATATAAACATTAGTATGGAGGGGAATCAATTGAGTAAATATGATTTTAGTAATGCTAATATAGATGCCAAAGAAAATGGACAAGTTGTAATTGGTGAACATCAAAATGTTAGTCATATAGTTCAAAATAGTAAAAATGCAACTAAAACATTGTTAGAAGAACTAGAAAAAGCGAGTGTAGATCCTGAAGTTAAGCAAGAAATGAAAGAAGCGATTGAAACGGTAGAACAGCAAGTAGAAAGTGGAAAGCCCAATAAATTTATGTTAAAAGGAATTGTAGAAGGTCTACAAAAGGGTATAGATCTTATTACAAAATCTCCAGCTCTAATCACGGCCTATGAAACTTGGAAAACGGCAATTGGTCCATTTTTATAAAAAGCCCATTTTGGGGGCTTTTTTATTTTAATAAAATATTTTTGGCAGAATCACGACCGTTTTTTGGCAGTAAATTTGCCGGTTGTTTTGGAATCAACGTGATATATTTGTATTGTGAGTAGTGGCGGAAAACATTGCTTATAAAATTCCTTATAACTGAAAATGGATTGTCATAACCGGTGGCGATGGTCGCAGATTGGGTGAGCAATTGTTTCTCGATTTCACATTCAATTGCAATTCACGTTTTGTAAACGGAGAAGGGCTTTTGCTCTTCTTCCAGCTACTTAATAGTTTGTAAACAAATTATTAAGTAACTGGAAGAAGAATAAAACTTCATTTACCGTATATGGTAATAGCATAAGAACTTGAGGAAAGATATAGAGTTACTATATGTTCATGAAGACTCATTAAGAAAAAAAGGGATATCTACTTACTATATTAGAAGACTTCAAAAATATGCATATGACGAAGGTGTGGAATGTATATCTGTAACTCCATATGCTAATCTCGAAAAGTTTAAAAATGGAATTAGAACAAACGCATTAAATCAATCCGAGTTAGAGGGATTTTATAAAAGATTAAGTACTAATGAAATGCCTATTGTGATTAGTTGAAAGCATCCGTAACGGGTGCTTTTTTATTTTGGAGGGATGAAAGAGGAAATTTAAAATGATGAGTGGGGTTATGAATAGTGAATGAATATAAAACAAAACAACAGAAGCGTAAGTTCTATGACAGTGGTGAGTGGAAGAGTATACGTGAACAAGTAAAGAAACGTGACAACTATGAATGCCAAGAGTGTAAACGAAATGGTCGAGTACAAACAGACACTAACGAATACAGTGAGCGTGCAAAGCGTAAGAAGATTCAACTCGTTGTCCATCATATAAAAGAACTAGAACATCATCCAGAACTTGCATTAGAAATAGATAACTTAGAAACAGTCTGTGTGGATTGTCATAATAAAGAACACGGTAGAACATTCAAAAAGAAATCGAATAAATGGGAAAACGATGAAAAGTGGTGAAAATGATTCGGTAATAACACCCCCCCTAAAAAAATTCAGCAAAAATTGCTCTAAGGGGCACCGGAGGAGGGGGTTAACTGTCAGGTTTTTTTCGATTTTACGCACGTAAGGGGGGTAGGTAGATGGCTGTTAGTATTGTGAAGTTAAAAGAACAGCTTATGAATAGTATTGATATTACAGATTTAGTCGAAGTTGAAAAGGTAGAAAGATATATTGATCTTGTAAAAGCATTTAGAAAAATAAATAAAACTATTAATAAAGAAGGCGAGTCCGTAACGATAAAAAATGGTTCTCAAGTTTTTGTTAAAGCCCACCCTCTTATAAGTGAGAGGAATAAAATTAACAGTTCATTAATTGCTTTGGGAAGAGATATAAAACTTTCTCCTAAAGTTGGTGCTTCTAATTCGGGTTACAGTCCAAGTGATTTAGTATGATTAGGCAAAAATATGTAGATGAATACATTGAACTTTATAGAAGTGGTAAAGTAAAGTTCAACAATGAAAGAGAACTGTTAATTGAATACCTGGAAAAATACGTTTTAAATAGAGACGACTTGTATTTTGATGATGAAATGATCGAGAAGTGTATCCGCTTTGGTGAAAAGTGGTACTTCCCATTACAATCATTTCAAAAATTCTTAATAGCATTCGTCTTTTTATTTTATAAGAAAAATGGTCGTGTATTTTATCGTAAATTCTTGTGGATGCTTGGCCGTGGCGGCGGTAAAAATGGTTTAATGACAGTTATTCTTCACTTTTTAATAAGCGAATTACATGGAATTCCTGAATACAACATTTCCGTTGTCGCAAACAGTGAAGAGCAAGCGAAAACAAGCCCAGATGAAATTCATAAATGTATTAAAAGAAATGAAGTTTTACAAAGAGCTTTTAAAACAACATTAACACAAACCATTTCGAAATCGACTGGAAGTGTAGTGAAGTTTAGAACATCAAACGGAGACACAAAAGATGGTCTTCGCGATGGCGCTGTAATGTTTGATGAAGTCCATCAATATGAAAGCAATAAAGATGTCCGTGTTCACATCAGTGGTTTGGGAAAAAAGAAAAATCCGCGTGAGTTTTACATTGGTACAGATGGATATGTAAGAGATGGATTCTTAGATAAATTAAAAGAAAAGGCAATGAAAGTTTTAAAGGGTGAAGCCCGTCCGAATGCGCTGTTCCCTTTCATCTGTAAATTAAATGATGAAAAAGAAGTTGATGAAATCGATAATTGGGAAATGGCGAATCCAATGTTATCTCAGCCGTTAAGTGAGTATGCCGAAGGCTTACTTGAAACAATAAAAGAAGAGTATGAGGATTTAGAGGACGATCCAAGTAACCGAGAAGAGTTCATGACAAAGCGAATGAACTTACCTGTTACAAATTTAGAACGGTCCGTTGCAAAATGGTCAGAAATTCTTGCTACAAATCGTCCTTTTCCTGATTTATATGCTCAAGAATGCATAGGGGCGTTAGACTTTGCAAGTATTCGGGACTTTGCAGCATGTGGTCTTTTATTTAGACAAAATGGGGAATACATTTTTAAAACTCATTCCTTCGTGCGAAAAGAATTTGTTGATATATATTACGGATATTCTAAAAAAGCAGGTGAATTTAAAAAACAGAAATTTGCTCCTATAAAAGAGTGGGAGGAGCAAGGATTACTAACAGTTGTTGATGAACCGACTATTAATCCTCAACACATTGTTGATTGGTTTGTAGAAATGCGAGAACAATATGGGATTAAAAAAATTATAGCTGATAACTTCCGTATGGAAGCAATAAGACCACTATTAGTAGCAGAAGGATTTGAAATAGAAGTTATACGAAACCCAAAAGCAATTCATAGTTTGTTAGCTCCACGTATTGAAATGGCGTTTGCAAATAAACAAATTGTTTTTGAGGATAATCCACTAATGCGTTGGTATACGCAAAATGTGTTGGTTGTTATCAAAGCTGATGGAAATAAAATATACGAAAAGAAAGAGCCCGTTCGTCGAAAAACAGATGGGTTTCAGTGTTTTGTTCATGCTCTTTATCGGGCGGATGAGATACAAGAAGCTACGGATTTTGTTATAGGCAATATTAAATTCTAATAAAGGGGGTGATAACCATTGGATGGTTAGGCTCAGTATTTAAAAGAAATAAAGAACTAGAATTCATGTTGGATCTGGACATAATAACTGATACAGCAAACAGGCTTCATATGAAACGATTGGCAATTGATACATGCGTTTCATTCTTAGGAAGGACGATTAGTCAATCTGAATTTAGAATAAGAAATGGTAAAGCATTTAAGAAGGATGAGCTTTATTATCGATTAAACGTAAGACCAAACAAGAATATGACCGCAAGTACTTTTTGGGAACGGTTTGTTCGAAAACTTATTTATGATAATGAGTGTTTAGTTATACAAGCAGATGATAGTGATTTACTTATTGCAGATGGATTTCAACATAATGAGTACGCTGTGTTTGAAGATACTTTTACGGATGTAAGGGTAAAAGATTATACGTTTAAGAGAAGTTTTAAGCAAAGCGAAGTTATTCATTTGAAGTATCGGAATGATAAATTAACCCCACTTATTGATGGATTATTTGCAGATTATGGGGATTTGTTCGGCAGAATATTAAACTCTCAAAAACGTAAAAATCAAGTTCGTGGAACAGTTGATATGGATATGATTGGTGCTAAAACTGAGGAACAAATAGCAAAGTTACAAGAGTTTATAGACAACATGTATAAGTCAATTGGTGCGAAAGATATAGCTATTGTTCCACAGCAAAAAGGTATTAATTATAACGAGATATACAATGGTGTTGCAAATGGTCCAAGTGTGGAAGAAATCAATAAAGTAACAAATGGTTTCTTAAATCAAGTAGCTATGGCAATCGGTATTCCTATAGCTTTGATATATGGAGAAATGGCTGATGTAGAAAAGCAAACGAAAAATTATATGCTTTTCACAGTACGACCATTATTAAAAAAACTATCTGATGAAGCGAACGTTAAATTCTTTGAAATGAGTGAATATCTTTTGGGACAAAAAATTGAGGTTAAAGCTGTTTCCTATCAAAGTATATTTGATCTTGCGACAAGTATTGATAAGCTCATTTCTTCAAGTGCATTTACAGGAAATGAAATTCGTTCAGAAGTAGATTATGAAGAGTCAGATGATCCAAACCTAAATGTCCATCATATTACGAAGAACTATACAAAATTAAATGAATCTGAAGGGGGGGAGAAATGATGGAACATGTGAATATGAGTAAGCTTTTGAATTTAAAACGAGACATTCGTTTTGAAGCTAAAGGTGAAAATGAATACAAATTAACTGTTTATGGATCAATTGGTGGATGGTTTAGTGAAAATAATGCTGAAGCAGTAAGAAGAAAAATTCAAGATGTTAAAGCAGAAAAAATTCACGTTCATATTAATTCGGGTGGAGGTTCCGCATTCGATGGTGTAGCAATTTGTAATCAGTTAAAGCAGCATAGTGCAGAAATTATAGTTCATATTGATGGTTGGGCAGCTAGTGCCGCGTCTGTAATTGCAATGGCAGGAGACAGAATTATTATGCCTAGTAATACTATGATGATGATTCACCAAGCAAGTACCTTTGAATATGGAAACGCAGATCTTTTTGAAAAAACAGCAAGAGATTTACGAAAGATTGATTCAGCTTTAGCAGGATCTTATAAGAAACGTTTTGTTGGAACAGATGAAGAATTAAAACAACTTTTAAAAGATGAAACTTGGCTAACAGCAGAGGAAGCAGTAGCTCTTGGTTTAGCTGATGAAATTGCTGATGAAATTGAAATTGATGATACGCAAGAGGATGAAGAGGAGGAAGTTGTAGAAAACTTAAAAGAAAGTTTAGTAGCTAAGTATACGAAACAACAAAATAATCAAAATCCAAAAGAGCTTATTCAAGAGCCTGTTAATACAAAACAGAATCTGAGTACGCTCTTTTTAACATTAGGAGGAAAATAAAATATGGTTATCAAGTTTAGTAATTTTGAAGAAAAGAAACTAGCATTTGCAAAAACTACACAGGAAGGTACAGCAGAAGAACAATCAGTAGCATTGAACTCCATGATTGAAGCACTTGCTACAGATGTAAGAACAGATATTTTAAATCAAGTGAATGAATCAATGGTAGATCGTTCTATTATGCAATCTCGCGGTGCTAATGTATTAACAAGTGAAGAAATGACGTTCTTTAATACAGTTGTGGAAGAAGGCGGCTTTAAGTCTACTGAAACTTTACCTAAGACAACCCAAGAACGTATTTTTGATGATTTAGTTGAAGATCATCCTTTCCTACAACATATCGGTCTTGAAAATCTGGGTGCAGTAACAGAATTTATTTACGGAGATCCAGAAGGCGCAGCGGTATGGGGACCATTATTTGATGGTATTAAAGGTCAATTAAATGCTACATTCCGTAAAGATAGCATTTCCCAACTTAAATTGACGGCATTTATTCCATTAGCAAATGACATGTTGAAACTTGGGCCTGTATGGGTAGAACGTTATGTTCGTACAATGATTACAGAAGCGATGAAAGTAGGTTTAGAACGTGGATTTGTAGCTGGTACAGGTAAAAATGAACCTATTGGGTTATTAAAAGATCCAAGTGGAAGTGTTGTGAATGGAGTATATCCAGATAAAAAGCCAGTAGGCACTTTAACGTTCGAGCCAGGCCGCAAAACAATCAATGAATTAAAAGGTGTTGTTAAACTACTAGCTAAAAAATTAAATGCTGATGGTTCAGACGCAGATCGACCAAAAAATATTGCTGGTAAAGTAGTTATGGTAACTAATCCTTTTGATACTTTTGATATTCAAGCAAACGCGACAATTCAGAATGCGGCTGGAGTATATGTAACTAGTTTGCCATTTAATCCAATTCTTACAGAGTCAGTGTTTGTACCTCAAGGAAAAGTATTATTCTTTGTTAAAGGTCAATATGTTGCAGCAATGGGTGGAACAGAGCCAATCAAGAAGTATGAAGAAACATTAGCTTTAGAAGATGCAACTGTTTATATTGCTAAACAATATGCTACAGGTAAACCGAAGGATAAATACACTTCACAAGTTTACACACTAAAGCTTGAAGAAGTAACACCACCGACTGAAGGGTGATGTAAATGGAAACAGTAATTTCAGACGAAATAATACAGCAGTTCAAAGATAGGATGCACTTGGGTGATGATGAAGACGATAACCTAAAGCGCATCCTTTATGCATCCAATGAAGCTTTATTAAAAGTATGTGGATTGTATGACATAAACAAAGATGAGACGTTCAAAGAATTAGTTTTTGAACGTTCTCGTTATGCTTATAATGATGCACTTGAGTATTTTACTAAAAACTTTTTAACCGAAATTAATAGTTTTGGTATTGCAAAAGCATTAGAAGAAATCAAATTGGACGGTGAGTAATATGCGTCCTTTTCAGTATAAAAAACCACTGAATACAGGTGACTTTAGAAATCGAATTAGCATTGAACAACCTCAAATAATAAAAGATGAATTGAATCAAGCAATTGAAACAGGTAATTGGGAAGAAGTTAAAAGTGCATGGGCAATGATAAAAACGGTGAAAGGCTCTGAGTATATTGAAGCTTCAGCTTCACAGTCTACACGAATTTATCGGTTTGTAATTCCTTATACAACAGGTATTACAGAATTAATGCGAATTAATATGAAGAATCGTATCTTTGACATTATCGAACCGCCAATGAATGATGATGAAATGTATCAAACATTGACTATTATCGCAAAGGAGCATGTTTAATATGAGTAATTTTGCGAGTGATCTTGCTAGAGAATTGCAAAGGTATGCAAATGTTGTGGAAGAAGAATTAACAAATGCACAAGAAGATGTAGCTGATATTGCTGTAAATAAGTTAAGACAAAATAGTCCTAAAAAAACAGGTGGTTATCGTAAAGGTTGGCGTAAGAAAAAAGTAGGTAAAGCCGTTGTTATCCATAATACAAAAGGGCAATTAACGCATCTTTTAGAAAATGGCCATGCGAAAGCTAGTGGTGGCCGAGTACCGGAGAAAGTGCATATTCGTCCCGTTGAAGAGTATGTAATTGATGAATTGCCAAAACGTATTGAAAGGGCAATTGAATCATGACATTAACATTAGGAGAATTTATAAAAATTCTTGAAGCTACAGGCTATCCTGTGGCTTATTCGCATTTCATAGCAACACCAGGTAATCCAGTTCCAGCGCCACCGTATATCTGTTTTCTTGTGGATGGGTCAGCAAATTTAATGGCTGATAACAAGGTGTATCACAAGATAAATGATGTAAATATAGAGCTTTATACAACTAAGAAAGATGTAGTTGCGGAAGCCAAGTTAGAACAAGTACTAGATGATCACGAGATTCCTTATGACTCGTATGGGACTTTTATTGAATCTGAAAATATGTATCAAAAATTTTATGAAACGAGGTTGATATAAATGAATGAAAATAAAGTAGCATTTGGTTTAAAGAATGTCCATTATGCGCTTTTCGATATTAAAGATGGTGTAGTTACATTTAATACACCAATTCCATTACCTGGTGCGGTTGAATTAACGTTTGATCCACGAGGGGATTTAATTGAATTCTACGCTGATGACATGCTTTATTACGCTGCAAGTAATAACCAAGGGTATGATGGAACGCTTTCTATTGCGACTATTCCGGAACAATTTGCAATTGATGCACTAGGGGAGGAATTAGACGAAGAAGATGGTGTGTTAAATGAGTTAGCGGATGCGAAAGGAAAATCATTTGCATTATTATTTGAATTTGATGGCGATGTACGAGCAACTCGACACGTTATGTTTAACTGTTCTGCAAGTCGTCCAACACTTGCATCTAAAACGAAAACAAATTCAGCGGAGCCAAATACAAATGAACTTAAATTTGTGTCCAGCCCTATTGATATTAATGGAAAACGTATGGTTAAAACGAAAACTACTACTAAATCAAAAACAGATATTTATAATAATTGGTACAAAAAAGTGTATACAAAAGTACCTGCATTACCAAAAGGAGCGTAAGTAAATGGAAAAGACAATTATAATAGACGGAAAACAGGTCAAATTAAAAGCTAATGCAGCATCAGCCAAGCGATATAAGGCGCAATTTAGACGGGATTTATTTGCCGATATGTTTAAATTAGGAGCTATAGGGACATTCGCTTCGCAAGATGCAACAGAAGGCACTATTGATTTTTCCAACTTAGATTTCGATAAAGTAGATTTTGAAGTTTGTTACGATTTAGTTTGGTTATACGCTAAAACAGCTGATCCTGAAATTCCAGACCCGATGACTTGGTTAGAAGGATTTGATGAGTTTCCTATTTACGATATAATGCCGGAAATTAATGAGATGGTTCAAAAAACAATGGGAGCAAAAAAAAAGTAAAGAAAATTAATGGAGAGCAAGGGACTTTCGGTGATGAAGAATTAAACACTGAATTGTTCCTTGCTCTTTGTTATGAAGCAAAGCTCACATATTGGGACTTAGAAGTGATGACGATTGGTGATTGTTTTGATTATATCGCTGAGTATGCTGAAATGAAAAATCCAGGAAAAGAAAAAGTTCGAAAAGCAACTCAAGAAGACTTTAATGCTTTCTAAGAAAAAGGGGTGAGATAATGGCAGGAGGAAAAATTAAAGGAATTACGATTGAAATTGGAGGGAATACGCAGCCGTTACAAAATGCCTTAAAAGACGTGAATAAGCAAAGTGATTCTTTGACTAAAGAGTTAAAAGATGTTGAACGTTTATTAAAGTTTGATCCCGGTAACGTTGAGGCACTTGCTCAAAAGCAACAGTTGCTTACACAACAAATTGAAAAAACTACACAAAAGCTTGATAAATTAAAAGAAGCGGAGCAACAGGTTCAAGAGCAATTTCAAAATGGGAAAATTTCAGAAGAGCAGTATCGCGCATTTAGGCGTGAAATTGAATTTACACAAGGGTCACTTGATGGTCTGAAAAACAAGCTCGGTAATATGAAAGCCGAACAAGAAAATGTAGCAAGTTCAACACGGCAATTAGAAACTTTATTTAGTGCCACAGGAAAAAGTGTTGATGATTTTGCGAGCGCATTAGGTAATCGTCTTGTAAATGCAATTAAAAGTGGATCGGCTACAAGTCGACAGTTAGAACAAGCAATTGGTCTTATTGGTCGTGAAGCTTTAGGAACTGAAGCTGATATTGAAAAATTACAACGCGCCCTCCGATCTGTGGATGCCGGAAACTCTATTCAACAAGTACAAAATGAGTTAAGAGACTTACAACAAGAAGCTGGCAGAACCGAGAAGAAGTTTGAAGGTCTAAAAGTGGGATTAGAGAATGTTATCGGTGGATTAACAGCAGGTGGTGGAATTGCAACAGCTGTTGAAAAAGCACTTGATATGTCAAAATTGAAAACCAAAATTGATATATCTTTTGATGTCCCTGAATCCTCGAAAAAATCAGTAGAAGAAGCAATAAGAGGCGTAACAGCTTATGGAGTGGATGCTGAAGAATCACTTGCTGGTGTACGTAGGCAATGGGCTTTAAATAAAGATATTAGTGATGAAGCGAATGCATCTATCGTTAAAGGTGCAGCAACAATCGCGCAATCCTATGACGGTATAGATTTTACAGAGTTGATTCAAGAAACCTATGAAATAGGAAATGAATTAGGAATAACGCAAGATAGTGCTCTTGGTATGGTTGATGCTTTGTTAAAAATGGGATTTCCGCCAGAACAGTTAGACATCATTGCTGAATATGGTAGCCAGCTAACCCGTGCAGGCTTTAAAGCTGAGGAAGTCCAAGCAATTATGGAAGCTGGTGTTGAAACTGGTAGTTGGAATATTGATAATCTTTTAGACGGACTGAAAGAAGGTAGGATTCAATTAACTGAATTCGCACAAGGAGCTGATAAGGCTTTAAAAGAAGCGCTTGACGGTTCTGGTATTGCGACTGAACAAATAGAAAAATGGGGAGCATCTGTCGCTAAAGGCGGAAGAGATGGCGCAGCAGCGATGGTAGAAGTAGCTAAAGCTATTGACGGAATAGAAGACCCAGTTAAGAAAAATCAGGTTGGGGTTAAAGTTCTAGCCACTATGTTTGAAGATCAAGGTCAAAATTTAACAAACACTTTAATTGAAGCTTCTAAGAAAACAAAAGATCTTCAACAAAACCAAGACAACTTAAATGAATCTGTTAAAAAATTAGATGCAAATCCAGCTGTAAAGTTCCAAAAAGCGATGGGCGATTTACAAATGGCTCTTGAACCTATACTAGGAGTAATTGCTGATGTTGTTGCTAGTATTGCTGATTGGATTTCTAATAATCCAGAATTAGCAGCGACATTAGCGGCAGTTGCAACGGCTATTGGAGTAATTTCAGGGGCACTTATGGCTATTGCACCAATTGTTGTATCGGTCATGGGGGTATTTGAAATTGGGGCCGCCGCGGCACTAGGTATAGTTGCTATTGTTCCTATTATCATAGCCGCTATAGTTGCTCTAGGAGTGGCTATTTATAAAAACTGGGATGATATTAAAAATTGGACAATAGAAGCATGGGATTCTATTAAAGAGTACTTAATAGAGCTTTGGAATGGGATATCCCAATCCTGTAGTGAAGCATGGTCTTCATTTTTAGAAGCAATGCATGAATTTTTTGATCCGATAGGTCAATTTTTTAGTGATTTATGGGAGGGTGTAAAGCAGGCGTGTAGCGATGCATGGAATTCTACTGTTGAATTCTTTTCTGAAGCATGGTCTTCTTTCATAGAAATGATGCACAGTTTCTTTGATCCGATAGGTGAATTCTTTAGTAGTTTATGGTCTGGCATTGTTGAAACTGCTTCCTCTTGGTGGTCCTCTTTAGTTGAAACGGCGTCTGAATTGTGGGGAACATTAACGCAAGCATGGCAAGAAACATGGGATACAATTCTTACTGTTTTAGATCCAATTATTTCGGCAGTTTCTACCGTTTTAGAAGCTGGTTGGTTGTTAATACAGGCAGGTGCACAAATTGCATGGGCGGCAATCTGTCAATATATTATTCAACCGATTCAGGAAGCTTACGACTGGATAAGTACACAAATCGGTGAAATGGTCACTTGGCTTGGTACACAATGGGAAATTGCAAAAGCTATGGCACAAATTGCTTGGGGACTATTTAAGCAATATATTATTCAACCTGTTCTAGACACTTGGAACTTAGTAAAAGAAAAGTTCAGTGATTTAGTTTCTTGGCTAAATTCACAATGGGAGACAGTTAAATCATATACATCAGCAGCATGGGGGTTATTTAAACAATATATTATAAAACCTGTACAAGATACTTGGAATTTAGTAAAAGAAAAGTTTAGTGATTTATCCAATTGGATGTTAGGAATTTGGGTGAAAATAAAAGGTTATACACTTGAAGCGTGGAAGATGGTTTACACATACATCGTTGAACCAGTTATTTCAGCTTATAATTCTGCAAAAGAGAAATTCAATGATATGTACAACACAGCACGGGAAAAATTTGATTCTGTTAAGAATGCAGCTCAAGAAAAATTTGAAGCGGCAAAACATTTCATTATAGATCCAATTAAAGATGCAGTTGACGGTATAGAAAAATTTATTGGAAAGATTAAAGGATTCTTTAGTGACTTGAAGTTGAAAATTCCAAAACCAGAAATGCCACCTCTTCCACACTTCAGCTTACAAACAAGCACGAAAAATGTTTTAGGTAAAGATATTACATTTCCGTCAGGAATTAATATTGATTGGCGTGCGAAAGGCGGTATCTTTACTAAACCAACTATCTTTGGAATGAATGGCGGAAACTTGCAAGGTGCAGGAGAAGCGGGGCGAGAAGCAGTGCTTCCTCTGAATAAAAAGACACTTGGAGATATTGGTGCAGGAATTGTGGCAGCCATGCCACGACAACAATTTGCTATGCCGAGAGAAATAAATCAACTAATGGGTGACATGAGCCGTATGATGGCTAGTTCTGTGAGTCAATTATCAGGATTAAAGAGTGTCATGAGTGGTGTGTATGGAAGCATGTCAAATAGTAGACAAGCTATGGCAAGCAGCGTATCAAATCAAGTGATTAATTACGGATCTGGTTCATCTTCTAGTGGTGAAGTTATTCCAATGCTTGGGGGGGATTTAGTTATTGAAGTGCCTGTTAATTTAGAAGGAAGAGATGTGGCACGCGGTACTTATCGCTATACAACTGAGTATCAAGAAAGAGAAGCAAAAAGAAACTCAGCCTTTTAGGTTTGGGTTTCTTTTATTTTATAAAGAAATGAGGTGTTGGCATGAGTTCTTTTACTTTTAACAACCAACGAAAGGAGTACATTCAAATAGAAAAGGGATGGAGTCCACCAACATGGGCACCTCTAAAACGTAATTTCTTAAAAACACCTGGATATCCAGGTGCAAGATTATTAGGAACGGATACAGACCCTCGTCCACTTCCTGTCCCTGTAGGAATTATCGTTCCAGATGGAACAGATTTAGAAACGTTAAAAGAAGAAATAGCAGCATGGTTAATTACAGAAGAAGCAGTTGAGCTAGTATTTGATGCAACTCCTGATCGAACATATTTAGCTATAATTGATGAAGATTTTAATCTTGATGATTTCGTTACGTTAGGTAAAGGCACTTTGAAATTTATTTGTCCAATGCCTTATAAATTAGGACCTACCCGAACAGTAGAATTTCAAACAGGTGCGCTTGGGTTAACGGCAAACGTTCAAAACAAAGGAACTGTTCATTCTAATCCTATTATTGAGATTGACATTACGAAACCAAACACTTTTTTAGATGTATGGTTTGGCGGGGTATCCTTAAGTGATCGAGATTATTTTCGTATCGGTATGCCACTAAAAACTGTAGAAAAGCCTGTGGAAAGGAATCAACGTATAGTATGGGATGAAATGGCCACTACTGTTGGATGGAGTAAAGTCAGTTCAATGGAAGATGGTGAACCGGTTGGCGAAATGAAATCAGATAAATACCAATTCTATTGTTCTGATTTTGGGACTGGAACGGGAAAAGGATGGCACGGTGCAGCTGTCAAAAAGAGTATACCTGGTGGTCCAGTACAAGATTTTATTATGCAAGCCTACGTTACATGTAAGAGTAAGAAAATCAATGAAATGGGCCGAGTTGAGATAGCGATATTAGATGAAAACAGTAAGGTGCTTTCAAAAATTGCTATGAATGATCTCTTTTGGCAAGCTGAACAAAATTTTGGAACGATGGTTATTGGATACGATAACAAGCCAGGGAAAACAGGGCTGATTTATGAGAGTGGTGATTATCCGAATACATGGAATCAATATTTTGGACGATTGTGGATAGCTAGAACAGGAAATGTATGGGAAGCGTATATTTCGAAATTTCTTCCTGGGACAGAAAAAGATGATTCAGAGCGTTTTGCACGGTGGACAGATAAAAATAACTATCATATGGAAAAAGCAGCTCAAATACAGATTAGCATTATGCAATGGCAGGATGTACCGCCAGTAGAAGCAATGTCAGTTAGTGATTTAAAGTTTTGGAAAGTGAATTTAAATACGAAAAACACACCGCCTTATATAGTAGATGTTGGCGATAAAGTCGTAATTGATACCGAAAATAGTCATGTAACGATTGAAGGGAAGGATGCGATTAATATTAAAGACATTTTCAGTAATTTTCCTATCATTAATAAAGGTATGAATACACTAGAAATCATGCCTTATGATATCGGAACAGCAAAGGTTAAATACAGGGAGCGATTTAGATGAGGACGCCAAGTGGAGTTTTACATATTATTGATTTTAAAACGAGTCAAATCGTTTCAGCTATACAACCAAAGGATTATTGGGATGATAAACGTCATTGGGAAATCAAGAATAATATCGATACTTTAGAGTTTAAAGTATTTGATAACACGAAATATGCAGCAACACTTATGCAACAAAACTTAGTATTAAAAGAAGTAAGGGATGGGCGTATTGTTCCGTATGTAATCACTGAAGTAGAAAAAGACCCTGACGATAGATCCGTAATTACTTATGCATCAGGTGCATGGATTAATCTTGCTAAAGATGACTATATTCGTCCACAGAAAATTGAAGGTAAGACAGTAAATGAATTTATGGACATTGCTCTTGTAGGTGTAAAATGGCAGCGTGGTAAAACGGAGTATGCTGGATTTCGTTCTATGACTATTGAAGAATTTATAGATCCGTTGAGTTTCTTAAAAAAGATTGCTTCCCTATTTGAATTAGAAATTATATACCGTGTTGAAGTGGTCGGTTCTAAAATCGTAGGTTGGTATGTAGATATGGTGAAAAAAAGAGGAAGAGAAACAGGAAAGGAAGTCACGTTAGGTAAAGATTTAATTGGAATCAAACGTATTGAGAACTCACAAAACATTTGTACAGCTTTAATTGGATTTATCAAAAAAGAAGGTGGAGAAGTTCTCACTATCTCAGATATAAATAAGGGTATTCCATATATTGTGGATAACGATGCATTTCAACGTTGGAATGAAAAAGGTAAACACAAATTTGGATTTTATACTCCAGAAACAGAAGAAGATATAACACCAGAACGCTTATTGACTCTTATGAAAACAGAGTTAGCAAAACGCGTGAATACCTCTGTCTCTTATGATGTTCAAGCACAAAGTATAGGGCGTGTATTTGGGCTGGCCCACGAGTTAATCAATGAAGGAGATACAATCCGAATTAAAGATGTTGGATTCACACCTAAGCTTTATTTAGAAGCAAGGGCAATCGCTGGTGATGAATCACATACTGATCCTTCGCAAGATAAATACGCATTTGGTGATTACCGCGAAATTGTTGACCCTAATGATGAGCTACGAAAGATTTACAATCGTATCCTTAGTTCACTAGGTAGTAAGCAAGAACTGATAGATCAGTTAGATAAATTAGTGAAAGATGCAAATGAAACAGCTAATAATGCTAAGAAAGAATCAGAAGTAGCAAAAACACTGGCTGAAAAAGTGCAAGAGAATCTTAAAAATAATGCGGTAAATATTATTGAAGCTAAAAATCCACCGACCGATAATCTTATAGTAGGTAAAACATTATGGCGAGATATTAGCAACGGTAAACCTGGTATTTTAAAAGTGTGGAACGGTAAAGGTTGGGAGCTTCTTATTCCTGATGTGGAAACTATCAAGAAGGAAACAATGGAGCAGGTTAATAAAGATATCAAACTTACAGAAGAAGAATTAAATAAGAAAGTGGAAGAAGCTCAAAGTGAAACCACTGGACGATTCAAGGAAGTTAAAAATAGTCTCCAAGAAGTTTCGCAAACTATTAAAAATGTACAAAACTTTCAAGGTGAAATTAATAAAACTGTTTCTGAAATGAAACAAACTAACGAGGGTTTTACTAAATCTATTGAATCTTTAACAAAAAAAGACGGTGAAATCACTGAAAAATTAAATACAGTGGCAGAGACTGCTGAAGGTACAGAAAAGACAATCTCTGAGGTGCAGCAAACAACAAATGCTTTAAAGAAAACCACAACTGAAATTACAGAAAAGGCTGGTCAGATTAGTGAGAAGTTGGAGAGTGTAGAAAAGAAAGTTAATAACGATAAAGCTGGAGGACGTAATCTGTTATTAGATTCAAATGCTAAATACGAAAAAACAGATTATCTAATCAATTCATATTCTCTAACCGAAAATTTCTCTACAGGTGAAGAATATACATTTGTAATTAAAGGTAGCGTTCCGAAGGGGCAGAAGTTCGGGATTTGGCAAAATGGCGGTTCGAATAATGTTGGATATGCAACAAGTGTTTATGCGAATGGAATTACCTATGTAACTTTTAAAGCTGTAGCAGCAACGAGTGGAAATGAAAGAAAGTTGAGTCTGTATAACTTTCCAAGTAACACTACAAAAGCCATTGTAGAATGGGTTGCTTTATATAAAGGTAATAAGCCACAGGATTGGACACCAGCTCCAGAAAATCAAGTAACGAGTGATGAATTCACTAAGAAAACAACCGAGATTGAAAAAAGTGTGGATGGTATTAAAGAAAGTATAAAAACGGTAGAAAAAACACAAACCTCTTTTAATGAACGTGTTAACACTGTAGAAAAGAATGCAGAAGGAACAACTGCAAGTGTTAAGAAATTACAGGAAACACAAACTGAGCAAGGGAAAACATTAACTCAGGCGGCCACAACGATACAGCAACACTCTGAAGCATTGAAATTAACAATGAAAAAGAAAGATGTTGAGGATTATGTAGGCGGTTTAGGTACTGTCAACGAGTTGCGTGATGCTGATTTTAAGTTAGCGCAGAAATATTGGTTTTGGAATAGTGGTAATGGGGCTACTGGTTCTATTGATACGAATTTAAAATACAAAGGTATGAATACATTTGCAATTACAGTTACTGGCCAGACTCAAGATCGTTGGTGGGGACTTACAAGCCAATTCCTTGAGTGTCAGGTTAACGAAGAATTTGTTGCATCAGGTTACTTCAATACTGATGGGAAAACACCTATTGATAGTGGTGGTGCATTTATTGAAATTGAATGGTGGACTGGTGACAAAAAAACTCGCATTAAAACAGCTAGAACGAATATCAAGGTTGTAAATCATACATGGGTTCGTGCTGTATGTTCAGATAAAGCACCTGCTAATGCAGCGTTTGTGAGATGGCGTTATTACGTTACAAGAAATGGGCGTTTATGGTGTGCTGCACCTATGTTACAACGTGGCACTATAGCTACAGAATTTTGGTTACATCCGAAAGATCAAACGGATATTGATAAAATGCTAGAAGATATAGCTAATAGAGTAGCTACTGAGAAATACAATCAGAAAGTTACAGAATTAGAAAGAAGTATTAGTGCTAATGAAAAAGGCGTTTCAATCATCTCTGGAAAACAAGAAACGTTTATAAATGAGACTTATAATGCCTATGTAAGGAAAACGGAATCTAAGTTAGAAGTTTTAGATGAAGGGATTTTAGCGCAGATTTTAAAGGATGGCATTGTCACTGCCATCAATATGTCCCCTGGGAAAATTACAATCAATGCTGCAAAACTGGATATTAATGCAGATACAATGGTCAAATGGCTAACAGCAAAAGGTATTGATACGAATCTTATTAGAATTAACGGTGATAAGATAACCATTGATAAAGATGGTGTAACTGTTAAAATGCTAGATTTTCTATTCCAAGACGAATGGGGAACAAAAACAACTGCGGTATCAAGACGAAACCTAATAGCAGATCCCGACTTTTCTAGTGTTACAAAGAAAAACATTGGACATAACGATTATTATGGGTTTGAAGGTGGATACGGTCTTACTTGGAGGTCATGGGGAAATGTCGTAATAGAAAAGAATACACATATATTCGATTACGAGCAAATGGTGAATGCTACAAGGGTAGACATGTATAACTATCCAGAATCGATCGTGAATAATGGGATACATCCTGGAAATGAATACACAGTATCTGCTCACTTTAGAGCATCTATGATAAATGGTGTACGTAAAACAGGGAAACCACGCTTACATGTATGTTGTGTTAAATTCCGAGACAATGTAAGTTACGATATATGGAATGAACAAAAAATGGACTTTCCTGAGCCGTCTACATTTTATGGAGAAATCAGAAGATATTCATTTACCTTCAAAGTGCCGAAAAACTATATTCCGCAACAACATGCATTGATTATTAAAGTTTGTTCTGGAAGTGCTGACATGAGACAAGGGACAGCGATTTGTGTAAGTGGTGTAACGCTATACAGTGGCAAATATGCATCTATGTATAATTGGGATCGTGCAGCAGCAGAAAGAGCGGATGGCATTCAGCCGTTTAACGCACTTGCTATAGGTGGTGTGAATAATAATATAACTCCAGCACCAGACGGACAAACGTTTGATATAAGTACTGAAAAAGAAGTTAAAATCTTTAGGAATATACGAGCAATGCAGGGAGTTAACTTAGGTGGGGGTGGATTCCAACAATGGGGGCATATTCGTTTTACAGACGGTAATGCTGGAGCAGGTTTTTATGCGAGTACTCCAAGTGGTTGGAAATTTAATGCACTTGGATAGAAAGGAGAAGTAAGAATGGATGAGAATCAAATGATGCCACTTCAAGCAGGTGAAAGCTTTCCTTTTATGGGGAGGCTGGTGGATGCAGAGCGTACAGAGACAGGGATTTTTGTTCAAATACCTGCTGATATGTTAAATAATGCAGGTCTGCTAAACGGTGTTAGCAGGGTCGAAGTATGGAGAGAAATGGATGGGACAGTAAAGTTTCGAATTGCTACGTTGTGTGAAATATGTAAACGCGGAGCGCGTTTGTACCCACTAGATATGGGATTTGCGAAAAAGAATATTTGTTTAGAGTGTTATGCATCACTTACAGGGAACTACCCATCTCAAGAACCGCCAACACCAACTAATGAAAATAACACACAAACAGAGCAGGAGCAGCCATAAGCTGGTCTTTTTTTATTGTCAAAAAAGGAGATGAGAACAGTGGAAGATGCAATTTTCAACTCAGTTATTCAACAAGGTGCATTTGCAGCGTTATTTGTGTGGATGCTATTTACTACACAAAAAAAGAATGAGCAGCGTGAAGAAAAGTATCAACAAGTAATTGATAGAAACCAACAAGTAATAGAAGAGCAAGCAAAGGCTTTTGGATCTATCTCTAAAGATGTAACAGAAATCAAACAAAAACTATTTGAAGGAGATGTTCAATAATGGGGTATATCGTTGATATTTCAAAATGGAATGGTAATATTAACTGGGATGTAGCAGCACTGCAATTAGACTTAGTAATTGCTAGGGTACAAGATGGTTCTAACGTAGTTGATCATATGTATCCAAGTTATGTGGGTGAAATGAAAAAACGTGGTGTTTCTTTTGGTAACTATGCGTTTTGTCGATTCGTTTCTGAAAATGATGCACGTGTAGAAGCTCGCGACTTTTGGAATCGTGGAGATAAAGATGCATTGTTCTGGGTAGCGGATGTGGAAGTGAAAACAATGGGGAATATGTTAGCTGGAACGTTAGCTTTTATTGATGAACTACGCCAGTTAGGTGCTAAAAAGGTTGGTCTATATGTTGGTCATCATACATATAAAGAGTTCCAGGCGGATAAAGTAAACGCTGATTTTGTATGGATTCCCCGATATGGTGGGAATAGACCAGCTTATCCATGTGATATCTGGCAATACACCGAGACAGGAAATGTACCAGGTATCGGAAAGTGTGATTTGAACCAATTGATTGGCAGTAAATCATTATCTTGGTTTACAGGAGAAAAACAACCAGAACAAGCTATTGTCAATGGCGGCTATCAATATGTTAAATCTGGTGGGTTTGGTATTTCATTAGTTCAGGAAGTTGTAAATGCTATGAATGAGCGTGGAACAAAAGGGAAGGTTATCTCTGATCCATTAACTGGTTTAGCTTACTTACAAACTGAAGTACTACCTAATGGTGAGCTTGATATGATTACAGCTTGGATGGATGAAAGAAACTGGTGGTACGAGTACATTAAAAAATAAAACAAAAGAATAGTTTTATGAACAATAATTATTATCTGGTTCTATGTGTAGATAATTATATATTGATTTTCATCTTTATAAATGTTAGGGTAAATATACACCGTTTCTTATTTATCTATGAGTACTGTCTGTAGAACGAATAGAATAATTTGAAAAAAATCCCCTTTTGCACCTATATGCAGAAGGGGATTTTAATATTTATGAGATTTAAAATTTACTTTTAGATAATGCTTTAAGTACTGGCTTTATAATTAAACCTATTAAACGAAAGCCCTTAAATATAGAGCGTACAACTTTCAAGGAATGTTCCTCCTAGTTGATATTAATAAATGTATCATTATATAAAAATTTTTCTTCCATATAAAATCACAGCAATTTAACAAAACATGATTTCTATATAAGTATTTTATATTACGGCTAGTGATACGTATGTGAATGTACGTTAATTTAACGAAAAAGGCCGTCTATTATGAAATGCGCCCCAAATGTTAGATATAATTGGGGTGCACATCTAATTCGTGAGGTATTTGAGTCGTAACTTTAAATAAGTCCATTTCAAACAGATTTTAAGCTAAAAAATTTGGTAAATCCTCTATCCATGCTTTGAAGCTATCGCAATATTCTTCGAATTTCTCTTTATCATCATAGTAATAATACACCTTCGATTCTAATCTATGTAAGCAAAAATAATCTCCATTTCCAATACCATAGAATGGGAGCATATTTGAATCCCAATTACCATTACTCATTTCATAATTATATACCGCTTCTAGTGTATCATTTCCATTTGTTTTCCCCTTTGAAATATTATAAATATCACCTGGAAATGACCAGAATGTCATCAACTCAATAAAATATTTAAATTCATTACTAAACGAGCAATTAAATTTATCACTTAATTCTTTCCATTCTTTATCTGTGGGCTTGTCTAATACCTCGGTTTCTCTTTCTAGAATATTTGATAATATAGACTCTACTTCATTATAATTCAT